CAAGAATGGCATTGGAGCTGACGGTAAAGATGGGAAAGACGGTAAGGATGGTAAGGCAGGTAAGGCTGGAGTATCTGTAGTAGATTCAGAGATTGCTGCCGATGGACACCTAGTCTTAAATCTGTCTAATGGTGATATTATAGATGCTGGCAATATAGTTAAGGGTAGTGGCAGTCCAGAGATGTATTCTGTCACTCATGCAACACCACAGATAGTGGTATCATTAACTGCACCACCAAATCCGCAACCTAATGATTTATGGTATGATATTACATAGAGGTCAATAATGGCGATTACACTAAACTCCACACTTAGGTCTGCACGTTCTACTGCCATCGTAACAGAGGCAGGTGCTACAGCTAAATTAACTGTTTACACATCGGCTTATGGTGCAGTTCTCTATACCTCTACTTGTGCAGCCACGTTAGGCACAGTATCGGGTGGAGTTCTGACATTTAACGCTGTTGGTTCAGCTACAGCTAGTGGCGCAGGTACAGCAGCTATTGCTCGTTTGTTCAAGACAGATGGCACAACTATGGTTATTGAAGGGTTAACTGTAGGCACATCAGGTACTAACATCATTCTCACTAACACAACTATTGCGGTAAGCGATGCAGTAACTACTTCAGCAGGTACGATTACTGAGGGCAATCCTTAATGCTACTACTAACATCAGTCAGCGACTTGTTGCAAATCACTACGGCAACTGCTACCTCTACGATTGAGGTACACGCTTCTTATGTGGATATTAGTGGTACTACAATTACACCACTACGCACTAACACACGAATTACTACTGCTACCACCACTACTGTGGTATCTAGCCCAGCAGCTAGTACGCAGCGTAATATTAAAGGCTTGTATATCACGAATAACTCTACTGGCACAAGTTGCAGCGTGTCGGTGAATCATACGGATGGTACAAGCAATGTGGAACTGATGCAGTTTGTTCTGCTTGCTGGTGAGAATATGGGCTACCGTGAGGATGGTTCATGGATACATAGAGATGCACAAGGGGCTGAATATCCTGCTGCTGGATTAGGTAACTACGCAGGTAGATCAATCCCCTTTATGAAAACATCAACAGCAACCGATGTGGTTGGTTGTTGGTACTGTACAAGTAAAGATGGAGGGTATCCTGGTGCTTGGGCAGTCGGCACACCTGGTGTCAATGGTCGCGTAACAGATGGCACATTATCGACAGATTATGGTTGCATCCCTATTGCCAATGCTGTAACAGGGGCAAATTACCTTACTGCAATAGAAATGGCATCTAGTGTCAATCATACCAATGATTTTTTTGATGTGCTATGGGTAAATACTGGGTTAGTAGTTACAACAACCACAGCGCAGAGCATAACCACACCCACCTTACCAGCGCGAGATGTCAACGGTACAACCAATGGCGAAGGCTGCACCATTGCTTTATTATTAACGACTGCATCTACTTTGGCTGCTGCTGGTGCAAACTTAACTGTCAACTATACAAATAGTTCAGGTGTAGCAGGAAAAACTGCAAGATTATCAGCGATTGCAGGTTCTCAAGTTCCAGCTACTCCAGTCATAGGCACTATTGTTTGGTTTCAGCTAGATGCTGGCTGTACTGGTGTTAGGTCAATTCAAGGCATTACGCTAACTACCTCAATGGTGACAGGATCAATTTCATTGATGATATGCCGTGATATTGCAACTATTGGCACAGCCGTAGTCAATGTATCAACACCAAAAGTGATTGGTTCGCCAGGTATCAGACTTTATAACGGCACTTGTTTATTGCATAATATTTTATGTTCAGCGACTACGGCAACTTTCTTTAGTGGTTCGTTAGTGGTCATGGAAAAATAATGGTTATCATAGGTATTAAAGACGGTATTGTTGAATTATGCGTAAGTGTTACCGATACGGCAACTCTGGCTGAAATGTACCCTCAACATATCTTGCTAGAGAAGGTCGGGGAAGAAACAATCGGATGGGCTTATGATGGAGTGACCTTTACAGCACCAATAGTGGGTTAACATGGCTAATGTCGGCTGGTTTGATCCAGAACTAGCAGGTTCAAGCTGGTTTGATAGCGAACTAAACAGTCAAGCGTGGTTTGATAGTGAGTTAATTGATTTAGTTGCAAGCGGTGGTGGTCAGACCCAATCCCTAGCAGCAACACTTGATGGTGTAACAGTAGCGATTAGTCAGACGGAGGTGCATAGTCAGGCATTGGCTATCACTTTAGACGCTGTAACATCTAGCTTTACACAAGCATTAGCCCATAGTCAGGCATTGGCGATTACACTAGATGGTGTAATAGTTGCAGCAAGCCAAGTTACAGTACACCCACAAAGTCTAACCCTTACGTTAGATGATGTAGTTGTAGCGATTAGTCAGAGCAAAGCAAGCGCAAGCAATAGCCAAGCCCTTGCCATAGTGTTAGACGCTGTAACTTTTGGTTTTACACAGACAGAAGCGCATGGTCAGAGTGTAGAGATTACACCTGATGGAATAATTGTTGAAATAAATCAAGCAATATTATCTGGTAGACTGAAGTATTGGAACGGCTCTGCATGGGTTCCAAAGACTCTTAAAACATGGAATGGTTCTGCATGGGTAGTAAAAACACTTAAAGCAAGTAATGGAGGAACATGGATATAGACTTACAGCGGTATTACGATGACAGATTTGAAATGATGGCAAGTCGTGGATGGCTTGATTTCATTGAGGAAATGCAAAAAATACTTGATACAAGAGATAAGTTAAATGCAGTAAACACCGAGCAACAGTTGCATTTTGCCAAAGGTGAGTTGTCCATTTTATCATTAGTAGTTAATTTACAAGCAGTCAGTGAAGAATGTTACAGGAGTTTAAATGAGAATACTAATTGACTTTAAGTGTGAAACTTGTGGCAACATAACAGAGGCATATGTAGATAACACATCTATGAATATACAGTGTCCATGTGGTGAGATGGCAGATAGGATGATCGGAGCACCACATATTCACTTGGAGGGCATATCTGGTGACTTTCCGTCAGCTAGTGACAAGTGGGCAAACCAACGTCAGGAACGTGCAAAAATACACGCTAAACAAAATAGTTGACTTTTATCAATGAAATAGGTATAAAGACACATACTTGCTAATAACCCGAATGGGCTGGCAACCTTAACACCCCTATAACCTTTTTAAAGGCAGGAAAAACATGACAGATGTAGATTTGAACGATTTAAGTGAAATTGATGCGGTTGCTGAGATTGCAAAGTCCAAAGAACCAGAACATCAAGATACGCAGACAGAACAAGAGCTTCCCGTAAAGTTTCGGGGTAAAAGCCCAGCCGAATTAGTGAAGATGTACCAAGAGGTCGAACTGGTCGTTGGTAGACAAGCACAAGAGGTTGGTGATGTCAGGCGGTTAGCTGATGAGTTACTAAGATCATCGTCAAATAATAGAGTTGAAAAAGTAGCAGAACCTGAAGTAGATTTCTTTGAAAATCCCAAAGAAGCCATAAGGTTAGCAGTTGAGAATAATCCAAAAGTGGTTGCTGCCGAGAGGTTTTCACAGCAAACAAATAGGGAAAATGTTTTAAGGGCGATTACTAATGCTCACCCCGACTTTAACGATATTGTTAAAGACGAGGAATTTGTGAATTGGGTTAAAGCCAATCCAAAGCGTGTTAGGAGCTTCCAAGAGGCAGAGAACTATGATTTTGACTCAGCTAATGATCTTTTAAGTACGTTTAAAGAGGTTAGACACGCCAGAACTAGAGCTGAATCCAGCATTGAAACAACTGCTAGAAACAACTCTATCAAAGCAGCTTCGGTAGATGTAGGTGGATCTGGAGAGAACGCCAAGAAGATATACAACAGAATTGCACTGATTCAAAAGAAAATTAACGATCCAGCAGGTTACGCAGCAGCTCAAAACGAGATTGACAGAGCATATGCTGAAGGCCGAGTTAGGTAAATAATATAGGGGTTTTATCATGGGACTAGGAACAAATAATACAACCATCACCACAAGCGACAAGTGGATTCCGGAGCAGTGGGAAGATGATGCAATAGCAACTTACAAGACCAAAACAGTTATGGCTAATCTCGTTAAGAGAATGAACCATAAAGGTCGCAAAGGAGATACTTTCCATATTCCATCACCAGGTCGCGGTGAGGCATCTGCAAAGGTAGCAAACACTCAAGTTACTCTAGTCGCTGATACAGCTACTGAAGTGCTTGTTTATGTTGATAAATGGTATGAATACTCCAAACTATATGAAGATATGGCTGACATTCAATCATTGAACGGCATGAAGAGCTTTTACACAGAAGATGCTGGCTATGCACTAGCCAAGCGTATTGACCGTGAACTGCATAAACTTGGAGCTGGCTTCAACGCTGGTACTGTAGCAACTGCAACTGCTTTGTATGAGAAGGCTGTTATCGGTAGCGATGGTTCAACAAACTTCAGTGGCTCTGCCAATACCAACACTGGTAACGGTGCAGCTATTACTGATGCAGCTATCAGACGTATGATTCAAACTCTTGAAGATTCTGATGTTAACTCTATGGAGTTGTCATTGGTGCTTCCACCTGTAGAAAGCAATGTACTGCGCGGAATCTCTCGCTTTACAGAGCAAGCGTTTGTTGGTGAGGCTGGCGGTAATAACGTCATTCGCACTGGTAGACTAGGTAATCTATACGGTGTAGAGCTGTTTGTTTCCAGCAACTGCCCTTGGATTCACGTTAACAGCCAAACTGGTACACAATCAGTGACATTCTCATCTACTGCTCCTACTGGCGCATCGTATTCAGATGATTTTGCTATTGCTGTTGATTGGAATACATCCTCACCTACTGACACAAAGTATCGTGCTGGTATGATGTTCCATAAGGACTCTCTGGTTCTTGTTGAGCAACAAGGTATCCGTACTCAAAAGCAATACAAGCAAGAGTATCTAGGTTATCTAGTTACAACTGATTGTATCTTCGGCACTAAAGAATTGCGTGACTATGGTGGCCTCTCGATAATTGTGCCGGCTTGAGCAATTTTATAAAATAATCGCTTGATTCTTATATAAGATAGGTATATACTTCTCCTAGTAATTTATCACTAGGGGAAGATTATGCCAATATCATATGAAAAGATAAAAGCAAGAAAAGAGATAGACCCTGAGTATGCTGCAAAACAAAAAGGTTATGCGGTAGAATATAGGGAGCGTAATCTTGAAAAAGAACGTGAAAGACAAAGATTATCAAAGCAACGCACTAGAGATAAAGACCGTGATGGTTATAATGCTAAAATGCGTGAATACAATAAGGAAAATGTTTATCCAAAACAAGCACTAGAAGTTGAAGAACGAAAAAAAAATAACCCTGATTATGATGAAAGAGCTCATACCATAAAACATCTTAGCCGAAGTGACTATTGGCGACATTGGAAGATGAAAAGTAAATATGGAATTGGATTATTTGATTATCGTAAAATGTATGCAAACCAAAGCGGTAAGTGTGCAATTTGTAATGATGAAAAATCTGATTATGGAAAAAATGGATTAGTTATTGACCATTGTCATAGTAAAGGTCATATCAGAGAGTTATTATGTGGAAAATGCAATACAGGATTGGGGCATTTTAATGATGATATAAACAGACTTACAAATGCAATGGAGTATTTAATAAAACACACCAAGGAGATATAAATGGCTTTTACCACAGCAACAGTAACAAACGTAGCACAAGGGGCAAAGATGTTTCAGGGAGCCTTCACGGAACTCTGGCTTGCCAATCTTACGGTAAATCCAGCATCTATTGCAGCTGCTGCTGAAGATACCGCAACATTTACTATTCCGAACGTGGCACTAGGAGATATGATTCTTGGTGTGTCCGCTGGAGTTGATCTAACCATAGACGCAGATGTCAATGTATTTGTTTCAGCAGCTAACACCATTACCATTAGAATCAACAATCATCATGCCTCAGTTGCATTGGATTTGGCTACTTCTACATGGAAGGTGATTATTGGTAGACCTAGTTGGTAACTTTTAAATGTAAACGCTCTGGCAATACCGCTAGTTTTATTAATCCTAGCGATATTGCTAAGATGCGTTCACTTGAATCATATACTGAGGTAATCAAGCATGGCGAACAATTGGTCGGGAACGAAAGCAACGCCAACAGTAAGGCCGTTAACCTCAACAATGAGGGTAGCAAGGCCGAGAGCAGTATCAGCACCGGTGATGCCATCAATGTCTGCAACTCAGGGAGTGGGCAGAAATCTAAGGCAAAACTCAGCATTAGTGTCAACAACGCCAAACAAGAAGTCATATTAAAGAAGCGCGGTAGACCAAAAGCAGCAAATGCAATAGCAGCACGATAAGTAGTTAAAGATGATAACAATTGCAAATAGTGCAATTGCCTACTTTAATTAATGTTAAAATATCAACATTATTTGAATAGGTTATCACATGATTGCACCACAACAGGGGATGATGAGTCCTCAACAAATTCCCCCTCAGATGCCTCCACAGGCATCTCCACAAGGCATGATGTCTGGCGCACAGCCACCACAAGGCCAACAACCAAAAGAGCTTCAAGGATTCACAGGAACGCTAACTATCGAAGGAAAGCCAGTTCAAGTTCAGAACGGTGATTTAACCTACGATGGCGAGACTGTCTTTGTGACTGCTGATGGTCAAATGGTTATCGACAGTAATAAGCAAGTCATTGCTTACATTGAAAATGGTGAAATTCGCCCAATGGATAACGCACATATGGAAGCACTCAAGCAACAAGGCTTGGTTGATGCTGCTGGAAATGGTGGCGCACAATGAGCTTTTGGACAAGCATTAGAGATACGGTGCAAAGTGTTGCTGTACTCGCAGGGAATACATTCATTCCTGGTTCCTCAATATTAACTTCTCAGATAGCAAGCAAAGGATCGCAAGAGCAACTAAACTCCACACTAGGTACAGTTGCCCAGATTGGGAGTAGCCTCTATGGGGCGAGTAATATGTTTGGTGGCTCTGGGACGCAAGCACCAGTAACGGATGGCAGTATGGTTCCGACTGGCAATCCACCAAGTTTCGGCACAGGATCACTAACTATGGATCCGTCAGCCGCCAGTTCAATTTATGGCTCTGGTGGGTACACTGGTGGCGCAGCAAATGTTGCAGCTGGTGGCTCCGCTACTGGTGGATTATGGGATTCCGCTGGTAAATATATACCAAATATAATTAGTGGTGGACTTAATCTTGTTGGTGGGTACTTACAAGGTCAACAAGCACAAGATGCAGCAGCTACGCAATCACAAGCCATTCTTGGTGCAGCTAGAATTGCCGCAGATGCAGCTAAATTTAAGCCAATTGGAGTTACCAGTCGCTTTGGTGCGTCGCAATTTGGATATGATGCCAACGGCAATCTAAATAGTGCCGGCTACCAGCTATCGCCAGAAGCTAAAGCGCAACAAGACAGATTGATGGCTATATCCAATCGTGGATTAACTCAATTTAACGACTCATTTGATGCCACCCAGCCAATGTTTACGGCTGCTAATAGGTCAATGGATCTTGGTAATCAGTATCTAACCACATCTCCACAGGCACAAGCGCAAAAGTATTATGCAGATCAGATGGCACTGCTTGACCCATCCAGAACAAGGTCATTAGATAGTTTAAGGGCTAATCTACAAGCCACAGGTCGTGCTGGACTGTCTACTGGTGGTACATCCACTATGGGTGCCGCTAATCCAGAGATGGAGGCATACTACAACTCCTTGCGTCAACAAGATGCTCTATTGGCATCACAAGCTACTCAGGGTGGTATCGACTACGCCAAAGCAGGATTGGGCTTCGTTGGTTCTGGCGGTGATATGATGAAGAACGCATACAGCACTCAAACATCTTCATTTGCACCATACTCAACTGCGCTAGGTGGTGCCAACACACTAGAGGGACTTGGTGCTGGTACTATGGATGCAGGTACAGCAATCGGGGCTAAACTAAGCACTTCAGGTGCTAATGCTGGTCAGTTGGCTCTCAGTGGTGCAACTAACGCTGCTACTGCTGCATACAAAGGGGATTCTTACAGTCCTTGGGGTGGGTTGTTGACTGGAGCTGGCACTGCACTGAACAACTATGCAAATCCAGCTCAAGCACCATTATATAATTCACAAACTGGCGCGAGGTTAGCATAATGGCTGAAGATATTGTCAAGGGATTATTCGGTCTTTCTCCATACGAGATACAACAACAACGTATTGCAGACACCAATACTCAAGCTCACAACTATGCTGTACTAGATCCATTTCAAAAGGCTAGTGCTAGTATGTTCCAAGCTGGAGCTGGTTTAGGCGGTGTGGGCGCACAGATGGCAGGTCTGGTCAATCCAGCAGAGGAGAAGGCACAGCAAAAACAAGCCATACTTTCACGCTATGACATATCTACGAAAGATGGTCAAGCACAAGCTATACAAGCAGCCAAGGCTATGGGTAGAATGGATGTTGTGCTAGAGTTGCAGCAATATGACAACGCTATGCAGAAAGAATACTATGGTCTGCAAAAAACTAAATCAGAGATAGAGCAAAACTCTGCTAGAGCTGCGAAGGCGCGTAGAAATAGTGAGTTAAAAAATACCTATCCAAAAGAATATAACATGGCTCTCGCAGAAGCCAAAAGATTGCATCCCAATGATCCAGAGGCTGAGTCTGCTGCTATTTCAGAATTAATGCCAAAATACTTAAAGAATCCAAATCTTCAGTTTAAAGAATATGTAAACGATAAAGGTGAAAAAACCTTTGGTGTGGTTGACTTAACACTGGCTGACGTTACACAAGTTGGTGGTTCAGCACCGACATTAAAGAAGAGAACTATCGGAGTTGAGGGAAAACCAAAATTAGCACAAGATCAAGAATATGATACTGCGACTGGAAAATGGGTTAATGTTGGTGGAGAATACGAGCGACATGGTGCAGGTGTTAGTGTTAATCTACCACGACAAGAACAAATGTTTGAAGGTACACTGGGCAAAGGTCAAGCAGAGGAGCTTATCAAAGGCAGAGCATCTGCTGATGATGCTGTGCAGATTATTAAAACTGCGCAGACCGGCAGAGCAATTCTAGACAAAGGAATGGTTACTGGTTTTGGTGCTAATTTTATTGTTGGTGCAGGTCAGGCATTAAAACAAGCTGGTATTGATTTTGGCGGTGATGCCACATCTAATTCTCAAGCGTATGCGGCAAACATGGCGCAAAACGTAGGTAAGATTATTAAGCAATTTGGTTCTGGTACAGGATTATCTGATGCTGACAGAGAATATGCTACAAAAATGGCTGCTGGCCTGATAACTCTTGATGAGAAATCATTGCGTAAAATTCTTGACATCAACGAAGCTCAAGCAAGATGGATTATTAACCAGCATAACAGCAGAGCACAAGGAATTAAATCTAATATTCCTCTTACTGTTGAAATGCCGCCATCTTCTGCAAAAACAGTTATCCGTGAGGTTAAGTTGAAAGATGGAAGAATAGGAGTTGAGTATTCTGATGGAACGAAAGGCTACAAATGAGCTGGTCTGAGGCT